AAACAGTCTGCCAGACAAATTCATCAACATACTTAGAAGCGTCTAAAGCAATAGCGTCAGCTAAATAAGTGTCTGCTAAGGCTAGAAGCTCCGCAGCGCTTGTACCGCCTTGTTCGCCTCTCTCACGCGCTGATAGTGCTAACGCCATGTAGATGATAGGCTGTGTCGGTACTACAAACACTTCAGTTCCATCTGAGTAATCAGCTGTTCGTACTACTGCTTTAAACTCTAGAGAATAAACGCCGTCTGGAGAAGGGTAGATTTCTATGTTAGTGTTTTGTGAACTGTCTGCGCCTCTGTATGTAAAGTCAATAGGGACTCCCTCAGAAGAAGACGTCATATACATTCTATCAAAGTAAGTAGCAGGACGGTAGTGCATCAGAGTGTTTGAAGTCTGATTAATGGCATTGAGGAGTTTAAAGTCTACTCCTGAGCCTTGTAAAACATACTGATAGTCTGAGGCTGTCGTAGATACTGTAATGGTCTGACGTAGCCCTGTCCAATCGTGACTCTGCTCTACAAACTTCTTAGCGTCGTTAACTAAATCGCTTACTAAAGTGGAGTAGTCTGACTCTCCTACTGCAGTGACTTCAGTCTCTCGAAGTCTACGTAGTACTTGATTAATTACTTGGAGGTGTGTCATGCTCTAGTTATCTCTGTTGTATACTTAAACAAGTCTCCGAAGAGATTGTCAGTTGTTCTTGTTGGGGCAGTCGTAGACGACACTTGAGGCATATCGAATAGTCCTGCTATCTGTGAAAAGTCTAGGTTAAAGGACGGAAGCGCTTCGCTAATAAGGTCGTCAGCAGCAGCTAAACCATCTCCTACAGCTCCTATAATGGGTTCTCCAACATCGGCTAGAGCGTCACCACCAGTTATAATAGCTTCTTTAATAGGTTCTCCAATCTCAGCTAGAACGTCACCACCAGTTATAATAGCTTCTTTAATGGGTTCTCCAACGTCAGCTAGAACATCACCAGCGGCTTTAACGCCTCCTATAACTCTCTGAGTGCCTTCATCGTCTACTGTGCTTGCAAAGGCTGACAAAGGATCTAAGATGTTCTCTTGAGCTGAGTCGCCAAAGCCCGTCACAAGGGTCGTGAGAGGCTCTGCAGCGGCTTTAACGCCTCCTATAACCCTCTGAGTAATCCCATCGTCTATAGCGCTTCCTACGGCCCCTATAGCGTCTCCTACTGGGCCTAGGGCAGCTCTTACAGGCTGCAGTACATTATCATCGAAGGAAGCTAGGATATCTCCTATAGCGCTATCACCGTCTAGGTCAGGAAGCATATCAGCGTCGGCATAGGATAAAGCAGCTCCTTTTAAGTCTCCTTCGGCTAAATTAAGTAAAACATCGTCTGTTAGGGCAAAGGCACTCTCTGCATCAATACCGAGGGCAGAGTTTACACCGTCTGTGAAGCCTTCTAAGGGGTTATCTAAGCCTGCTAATGGATTGAAATTAGCTACGCCAGCTAAGGCTAAAGCGTCTGATAGAGTTACGTCGCCGTCAGAAACACCTGTAATGGCTACATAGCCCTGTGCAAAGGGTTGGAAAGGGCTGGGTATAAACGAAGCCACTCTCATTAATGTATCAAACACACCGCCTGTGTTTGTAGGATGTGTTATAGTATCATTAGTAGTCCCATAAACACCTATTTGACCTGACTCGTTAGGGAGCAGGCTTAGCTCATCAGTCCTAATATGGGAAACATCCGAATTCCTTGCCGAGATGTCAGTAATGCGTTCTCTAGGAGCTCCCAAGGCATCCACTATCTCATTAGCGGCTGTTAAGTATGCAGCTTCAGAGCCTCCGTTTCTTTGATTGCTCTCATAAAGGAAGGTGAGCTGTTGAGATAAGCTCATTCCCTCTAGAGAAGAAGGGTCATTATTGACTTGATCATACAGAACACCACGCGCTGTGACAGCCTCTTCCAGCATCTTATCTTTGAAGTCTTCGTCTGATAAGTGCAACGCTGCTGCTTCTTCTTGCGTGAGAAGCTCTATAGGCTCTGGAGCTGTTATACCAAAACCATCCCCAACTGTAGAGACGTCTCCGTAGCCTAGGCCGTTAGCAAGAGCTGAACCATCTCCTAAGCCTAGATCTAGTAAAGGAGCCTTACCTTCCGCTTCACGGGCCTGTAACGCTGCTGTTATTTGTGCGTTGTACTCGTCTGAAGTGTAGTAATTGTTTGCTACGGGAGCGGGCGTTAGGACTGCGGTAGGGTCAGCAGGTAACGCATCAAACAGAGCTGCCGCAGTCTGGGCATTAAGAGCTTGGAAAGCTTCTATATCAAAAGCCATTATTGTTCTCTCGATACGTCTTTAAACTTCTCAAAGGTACGTAGCCCTGCTAATCCTAACATACCCATAACAAGTTCCATTAAATTCTCTGTCTCTATTGCAGGTAATTCTGCAGAGACTCCAAAAGCCGCTAATGTAGAAGCCAGCAAAGGCGCTACAACGAATGCCCAAGCTAGGCCAACACCACAGGCCCAGCCTATAAAGGGTCTCCAACCAGCTACAAAGAGGCTCTTGTGAGCTGCCTCTACTTTATTAATCTCAAGTTGCCCTTGTAGGGCTGCGTTAGCTGCTGTTACTAAGTCTTGTTCTATAGCCTCTCTAGCCTTTGCACGAGCTTCAGGATCGGGGATGAGGCCTGTAAGACGGTCTATAACGGGGCCGAGGAAGGGCAGTATATTCATTTATTAATCTTCTTAGAAATTAACTTTAGCGTCTTAATTCTGCTGCGCCAACAATGTAGTCACGAGCGCCTGGATCTGCTCGTTTGTCTGCTCTTGAATCTTTTCTTGGCGCGCTAGGCTTTCCACAATTGCCTGAACCTTCGCTTCAGTTACTGCTTGCGCTTGTCCATTATCCTGTGCTTTCCTTGCTGCTTCATTGGCAATGGTAGCGATACGGTCACGTTCCTCAGAGGCAAAGCTGGTATTAGCCTGCAGCACACCCCATGAGACCGCCAGCGTTACAAAAGCCACTCCAAGTGGTACGCTCCATAGCGGCAGGTTTATTGTACTCATGCGCCTTCTGCTTCTGTAATAGCGGCAATGATGGTGGACATATCTTCACTACCCCAATCATCCAGTGCTACGCCACTTGATAGGTATCCTGAACTTCTCATAACACGTTCTTTAACTTCTTCAACTGTCATCTCAGAACAGAAATCATTGTCACCATCTAGGGCACTTGTAATAACGCTAACACTGCCCAGCATGGCTGAATACATTTCTGCTTTTTCTTCTTCTGTACGTTCTTTTATTGTGAGTTCCACTACAGCTTCTTCTTCCGCTAGAGCTTCTTCTTCCACTACAGCTTCTTCTTCTTCCACTACAGCTTCTTCTTCTTCCGCTAGAGCTTCTTCTTCTTCCGCTAGAGCTTCTTCATAATCTTTATTCATAATCAGTTACCCTTCTAAGGTTTCTATTCTTGCGGTTAATGCTTCTACTTGTGCAGATAGCTCTTGAATTGCTTTGGTTAGTACAGGTATTAATGCGGCCTCTGCTACTTCCTGAGAGCCATCATCTCTATCGTCCCAAAGTCTAAAGCCATCTTTAATGCTACTGTCAGCATCTATAGCCGCTTTGACTTCTTGAGCTATAAACCCGTGGTTCGTATCCGAGTTTTTAAAGACCTTGGTCGAGTCGGCTTCATAGGCGTTAAAGGTTTCAGGCAGTTCGCCAAGGGTTTTGTACTGCCAAGTGCGAGGCTGCAAAGCATTAATAAAGCTTAAACCTGCTGTAGAATCTACAATGTCTTTCTTGTAGCGTTCATCAGAGACTGTTGCCCATGTAACATTGCCATGTGCCGCTCTAATGTCATCAGCACCACTACCTATTGTTGTATAACCTGCTGCACATGAAACATTATAGCCAAAGCCTTGCGCTTTTTCAGAATCGACAGCCGTGGAATCGCTTAGGCCTCCAAAAATGACATTAAAACTTCCCGTGGTAAGTGCATCAGCTGTACGGCCACCAACAAGGGTATTATGAAGGCCTGTCGAGACTGCAGTTCCTGCGTTATAACCCATTGCAGTGTTATAAACATTGGTAGCAGAAGTGAGGTTTTGAGCTGCTAAAGCACTCCTCCCTATAGCTACGCTTCTGCTCCCTAAAGTGTCAGAACTTAAAGTACCATAACCTACGGCAACATTAGAATCAGCGTCTGTAAGAGCATCGCCTGCGAGGCCGCCAACAAGGGTATTGTTAAGGCCTGTGGTGAGATCATTCCCTGCGTTATACCCTACCCCGACGTTATAACTATCGGTACTTGAAGTAAAGTTTTGATTTTGTAGGGCGAGTACGCCAACGGCTACGTTTCTATCGCCGTTAGTGTCAGTACCTAAAGTATGAAGACCCACAGCAACGTTGCTGTTTCCTGTAGTAAGAACATCACCTGCAAGACCCCCTACCAAAGTATTATTTGTGCCTGTAGTGATAGCATTCCCTGCGCCATACCCTACCGCTATATTGTAACTATCCTCAGTTGAAGTAAAGTTTTGATTTTGTAGGGCGAGCGAGCCAACGGCTACGTTTCTATCGCCTTTAGTGTCAGCACTTAAAGTAGCATAGCCCAGAGCAACGTTATTGTTTCCTGTGTTTAATGCATCGCCGGAATGCGCGCCCACCAAAGTATTACTTGCGGCGGTGGTTATTTCTTTACCTGCGTCATAACCTACTGCTACGTTCCTATCGCCAGTACTAATCGCAGTTCCCGCCTCATCCCCCACCACAGTATTATAAGTACCGCCGCTGGCAATGCTATTACCTGCGTTGACTCCTGCGCGGAAATTAGAGGTTCCAGCGGTTGCTGTTTGTAGTGATCCAGCGTCTAAAGTGCCTGTAGTACTCAGATTCTCATTACCGAATGATATAGCCCCAGAGGAGTCGGTAATTGAGCCTGAAGCGGCGTCTAAAGTACCTACTTCTAGAGTTCCTGTAAAGTTAGGATCAGCCAGGGGAGCCTTAGTGTTAAGCTGAGTCTGTATAGCACTGGTCACGCCGTCTGTGTAATTAAGCTCTGCGGTTGTAGAAGTAACACCGTCTAATAAGTTTAGCTCTGCAGTTGTGGAAGTAACGCCGTCTAATAAGTTCAACTCAGTCGCTGTAGACGTCACACCATCTAAGATGTTTAGTTCATCAGTTGTAGAAGTAACGCCGTCTAATAAGTTTAGCTCAGTCGCTGTAGAAGTAACACCATCGAGGATGTTTAGTTCTGCAGCTGTAGACGTTACGCCGTCGAGGATGTTTAGTTCTGCAGCTGTAGACGTCACACCATCTAAGATGTTTAGCTCTGCAGCTGTAGACGTTACACCATCAAGGATGTTTAGTTCATCAGTTGTAGACGTCACACCATCTATTAAGTTCAGCTCAGTCGCTGTAGCGGTTACTCCGTCTAGAATGTTAAGTTCAGCCACGGTAGCTGTAATTCCGTCTAAAGCATTAAGCTCTGAGGCCGTCGCTGTAACGCCGTCTAAGATGTTTATCTCAGCCGCTGTAGAGGTAACACCATCTAAGATGTTTAGCTCTGCTGTGGTAATTGTAGCGCCGTCTAGTATCTCAAGGGCCGCCTCATTGACCGTTGCGCTTCCTATGACAAGCGAAGTTCCTGTAATGGCTCCAGCGCCCAACGTACCTGAAGTGCTTAGGTTTTCATTACCAAAGCTAATAGCCCCTGAAGAGTCTGTAATAGATCCTGAACCAGCCGTTAATGTCCCTGCTCCAACAGCGCCTACAACATTAACATTAGTAGTCCCAGTAGGAATCTTTAGAACATCAGCGTCAGCGTCATTCTTAATAGTAACATCGTTAGTAGAGCCTTGACCAGTTAGGATTAAGCCTTCTGCGGCTGTGTAGCCCATTGCAGCGTTGTCGCCTGCAGAGGTGTCCCCATCAGCCTCAATAGTAGATCCTGAAATAACCCCTGTAGCATCTACAGTAGTAAATAAGGCTGTAGAAGCCGAACTAGCTCCTATAGCTGTGCCGTCTATATTACCTGCGTTAATGTCTACAGCGGGGATTGTAGCAGTGCCTGTAAAGGTTGGCGAAGCTGTGTTAGCTTTAGAGTTTACTGCAGTTTCAATGTTAGAGAATTCGGTATTAAGCTCTGTACCACTTACAACTTTAGAAGCGTTCCCAGACGGGAGAGAGTCTTTAGCGGCAAAGTCTACCGTTTTAGAATATGAGGACATATTACACCTGAAGAGAGGAAAGGGGTTTTTATTGATACCTACATTAAATAAGCATGAATAAAAAGGCTAGGGAGCCTGTGAAGACTCCCTAGCTCTTAGGTCTTACGTATTTACAGCGAGAACGAAGCCGCTTTCAGGGCGAACATTCTTAACACCGTAGATGGTATCAGCGGTGAACAGGTCACCTAACCATTCTTGCTTGTACTGAGTTTGCGATCTAATGCCGCTTTGCTCTACAAGTACACTGGTATCTTTATGTTGGAAGATAGAACCACGAACAGCACCGCCAGCTGAGTTATCAGAAGCAGTTTCGATTATAGGCACATTAGACGATACATAGATGTCTACACCGTACAAGTTACCGATTAGCCCGTTAGAGACAGGTTGTCCAGATACGAAGTCGGAGCTTACATATCGGTCAATGCCCATTAGGGTTTGTCGTACTGAAGGTGGGATAGTCCATGATCGGTTATCCATAGGCACGTCTTGGTCGTCCATTAGCTTAATCAAGCCTCTGAAAGCTGCGTCGGTTACAACGTCTGCAGCAACAACAGTGTCAATAGCGTAAGCTGAGAGACCGTTAGAAGCGTCAACGAAGTAGCTGTTA